ACAACGTCCATTCTTCAACAATCTCAACTTCACGAGGGTCTTCCATTGAGTAATCCGTTTCGCACTGACAGTTGATCGCCTCAGCATCCGACAACGCAGGATCACCCGGAAACTCACACTCCTCCCCGCCAACCACAAACAACTCATCAAAACCAACAACCTGACCATCAGCCTCAGCATGAGTAGGCCGAGTATTAGCCCCCGCAGCAACCCAAGTCTTGAACCCCTGTTGCAACTCGGCCCCAGCGGACAAGCCGCCCTGATCCGCGGTATCGCCCTCAGTCAACACCAACCCATCTTCGATACCCTCAGACAACGGCCCCGCAGCAGCAACCAAACCAAGCCTGTCAAGCATCCACCCCCGAGTCTCGCCCTCCCCCGTGTCAGCAAGAACAGCCACACGCTTCCCGACCGTCACACCAAGATGCCGAACCCGGTTCACTTGCGCACGCCACGACATCTCAGCAGACCGAAACACCCACGGCGGTATCGTCTCAGCCCCATCAGGCAACGACTCAAACGCGGATCTCATGTACGCATCCCACAAAACAGGGGCCACGAACTTATCCACAGCCTCAACCCACCACGAGTCGTCCCATAACTGTGCAGCAGAGTAAACCCCCGGCTCAGAAGCCATCACCGCGGCACGCAACTTCGCCCGTGACGCATCAAACGCCTCGGTCGTCGCCCTGCCCAGTCTCAGCCGGGTGAGGTTCTGGTTCTTCGCAGTGACTTTCGCTTTGCGTCTAGCCATCAGACTGTTGTTTGCAGTCCGGTAAACGTAGCCAACGCACGTTTCAACGGTATCAGGACGACTTCATCGGGTACATCCCACCCGCCGCCCTGTTCAGCAGCAAGCCTTGTAAACGAATCCAAAGAAAGAAGCACCGAATCCATCACGTTCTCAGCAACCGACGGCACCATCACCTGTTCCACGCCAGCATCAACCAGCCAACCAGACACAAACCCTGTTCCCTCAACCCGAAACTCGCCCCAGTTCACTGAATCCTGACCGGCTCCAAGCGCTTTCACAAGCGCAACATCAGCGGCACCTGTCAGTTTGTCAACAAGATCACCTGTCGCAGCCACAGCAGGCTCAGAAGGCCCCTGAGAGACAGTAGGAACCTCTTGCGGTGGAAGCATCGCAGCAGCAGGATCAGCGATAGCAGGCGAATCCACGGGTGCAGCCGGGGCAGCGTTGACTGGGGTAGGTTCAACCCCGTCGAACAAGTACGAAAGCTCAGGGTAAAGCTCAGGAAGCAGCAGCGGCCCGTAAGTTCCGGGATCAGCCATCAACACTTTCTCCAGTGTTCGCCGTTTCCGCTCATCATCAGACGGGTAATCATCCAACTCAAACCCATTAGCACGCAGATAAGACGTATCAGACAACGCAAGACGATCCCACGCCCCGGTCGCAGCCGGACCCTCATCTTGCCGTGCAGTCAGAATACGAGAATCAAAGACAAGCTCGAATCGTTGAACTTCATCGTCAGACAAATACTCGAACTCGGCCAACATCGGACGCAGATAAGCCACAGTGATGAACTCAGCGATCATCTCACCCACCGGATTCACATGCTTACCGATCAAATCGGCATCCACGTTGTACGACGACCAGTGATTCAACCCCGCTTTGCCACCAATGATCTCAGGCGGTGCGTCCAAACCCTTCGCCAGCCGGTCAAGAAGCTCCATACGCAGATCGTGGTACGTCGCATCTAAGTCCTGTGCCAACTGAACCAGTCTGATCTTGTCGCCGTACTCAGCAGCGCCACGCACAACAAGCGGAACCAGCCCAGCGGCGGAGGTGCGGTCCCTTACCGGAGCGGACATGTGTTCTACCAGTGTCGCAATGAACTCATCAAAGTCATCCGACTCATTCGGTGCTTCAGTTTCGCTAATCGGCCCAAAACTCATTTCCTCAGGAATGAACAACATCCCCGATGACAGCCTTGACTTAGCGATTGAATCAACGACTTCAGACAGAACAACCAGTTCACGACAGATCGGAAGCACACGCTTCATCGGAGAATCAGCACGCATCGAATACCGTGGGTCCGGTCGCCACAACCGGGCGATAAACGCTTCAACATCAACAAAGCCTGCGTCGCCATCGGATAGACCACTAGCGTTCCGTTTGATCTGTTGCTTGCCTTGCCCAGCGGTGACACGGATTTCCTCGGTGGACAAGAACTCCCACATGAACCCTGCGGCCCGGTCGAACTTATCTTTCAGCGGTGTTCCTAACAGGTAACTCTCACCGGCTATTTGCAAGTGCATAGCAGCCCTGCGTTTCAACTCCTTCTGCCCGCCTTGCGGACCAGTGAACGCAGCCATAACCCGTGCAGCACGAGGATCAGACGACTCCTCCATTTCCAGCCCGTCAACACCGATCCTTGTCTCGACGACTCGAAGCTCACAAGTCGAAACAAGGTTCGCAACAAGGTTGTTCAGGTAGCCGATTTCACCGATTAGCTCATTGAAGGAGAACGCGTCACGTTGCCACTCGTGGCCTCTACGCGCTGGGACCGTCCAAGCGTCGATCCTTGCCAGTGCAGCGGACGACACAGCCGCAAGGTTCGGCTGGGGTGCGACCATTGCGAACTCGGCACCTGATTGTTGGTTCCATCTGGAAGCTCGTGGCATGTTGCAACTCTACCTCTCTATGTAGTCGCAGACCGTGCTACTTGTTCGATCAGCCTTCGACCCACATTCTCCAGATCAGGAGTCCGACCGAGATGCTTGTGAAGATGATCCATAGTCCGATGCTAAGTTCGGTCTGTGTGAAGATTTCGTTGTGTAGCTCGTTTGATGTCATGTCATTATTATAGCACGACATGCTACACATGCAAGCCAATATCAAATAATCTTTGATGTTTCTTCAGACGGTGTTGGCCGATTAGAACTTAGAACCAATCCTCAGGGATAAACCCAAGAGCGTGAGCAAGAAGGAATCCAAGCGGCAGCGCAAACGCTGTGATAGCGATGATGGTCAAGATCGTGTCGTTCATGTCATTATTATAGCATGATGATCTACACTTGCAAGCCAATAGCAAAGATTGTTTGATATTCCTCAGAATATATTTACAGCCCGCAGACTTGCAGCCTCAGCTCAGGAGCCGTGACCGCAAGTCACTACGGGACGAGGGGCGATTGTGTCAGCCCTATGTGCCGGGATTACCCGGATGCAGCCACAAAAGCCGCAAGCGCCAGAAGTCTGGCTGGCGATCATCCGCCCGCTGTTTGCGGTGCGGCGGGTTGAGGTAGTTACGGTCGTTGTCATGTCATTATTATAGCATGACAGACTACAGTTGCAAGTCAATATCAAACAAATATCGGGGTTTCTTTTCAATCACCCTATGCTTCACATTCCCATCAACTACCGGCTCAGGACACGACACCGGATCAACGCCCAGCCAGCGGAACAACGCATCAAAACTCTCAGGAAACATCAACACTTCCTCATAGATCAGCGGATAAACCTTGACTCCCCGTGCAACCGCCCAAGTCAACACCCGCATCTGAGCTTGAACAATGTTCGCTTCAGCTTCCTCACGACAAGAAGCAATACCACGATCCACCTGCGAACCAATCGTTGACTCGAAAGACCTCAAGACCAGAACAACCGCCTGCGGCCACTGCCCATCAAAGTCAAAGTCCGTCGGCCAATGAGACATCCACTTATCCCCGGACGGCATCGACCAATGCCGGGCCACCACAGCAGGATTCGCTTCCAACCAACGAGACACAAACCGTGTCGCGGACCCAGCAGGCCCGGTCACGATCACGTTCACATGGTCAGTCACGCAATCCACTCACCAATCCACACTGATTCAGCCCAGCCTGCTTCTTGGCCGTAAGCGAGAATCTGAATCTCAGACGTTTGCCGCCAGTGCGCTCCATCTCTGACCAGTGTGCAAGCACGATCAACGCCCGTGTCACCCGCAGCGATCCATTCATCCAACGGTGGGTTGCAACCAGTAGGGACAGTCACAAGGAGTCTCCCACCCGGCGCAAGCACAGACCTCAGATGTTCAATAGCAGCAACCGACCCGCCCGGCTCACGAGGCTTCTCGTCCCAACGAACATGCTCCAGTGTTGAAATAGAAAATATCTGGTCCCAAGAACCAGTCACATCGAATACGTCAATGTTCAACACGCCCGGCCCCGGCTCCCAGCGGTCCACGACAGCTCTTTCCGGCGCATCGGGATAGTGGGCAAGGACGTTTCCTACTTCAAGAATCGAACCTTCACGTTGCAACCAAGAACGGACAATAGGTATCTCAACCGCACGCTCATTCAACCGGGTGGTGTTGTACTCGAAGTCAGCGTAAGCAAGAACGTGGCCCCAATAGGTAAAGACTTCCATGCGCTCTCGTGCCTTTCTTCGATCAGTTGTCTTGCGAGGCAACTGCCGCCGGTCAGGAGTCTGCCTGCGATCCATCCGCATCATCGTAGTCAGGAATATCAAGGAACACCGGCAGGACCACCATCTCGGTTCCAAGCACCGGCTCTAGCAACTCCAGCTCGGTTAGTTTCGCAATAACCCGCTCGTAGTCCTTCGCAGTCAAAACAATGTACGCCCCGTAACCTGCCCAGTTGTAGAGCGCTTGTTCGATTGAACTTTGTATCGGTTCTAAGCCCACACGACTTCCCTTCTTAGTTGTCGAGCCACTGTAGCAACCCTGATTACGTCTGCGACTCTGCGCGCTGTGACGTTCTGCCAGCCGCCTCCTACAACCCAAGTGCATTCGTAGCGGCCTGCCTTGGCAAGTGGGTCCACACCGCTGTCAAGGAACGCTTCCGGCGGAAGTTCACCCATGACCTGATCTTTGACAGTCAGATTGAAACACTCCAGCACGTTCGCCCATGAGGAGTACCCCATGTCAGCAGAATAAAAACCCTCCGACTCAAGAGCATTCCACTCCTGTGCTGTTTCGCATGACACCGATATTGAAATTCCCATCAGGCTTCCTTTCCAAAGTCTTCGATCTTGACAGCTAGAACAATTCGACCAGTCCGATTGTTCGTCAGGTCGTAAACGAATCTGCCGTCCACCATCCGGCATCTCGCAAGCGTGTGCGTTTCGCCGTCGTACTCGAAACGCTCACCTGTCTTAGGCATCAAGTAGCTCACTTGGCTACCCACCAAGGCAACATGCGGTCAGGGACTTCGCCGGACACAGTGCCGTCAGTGTCGATAATCCCGACGACTTCTGCTCCCATGCTTGAACACAAGACTCGGTGGTTGAGTGATGAGCGGATAGCGAATCGTTCGCCTACCACCATGTCTGCCGCACCGTATGAGGTATAGACCCGGAGGCTCTTTCCAGCGAAGCTCTTTGTTGCGTGGTTGAAGTCTTTGCTGACGTTGATGACGTACACGGCTGATCGGGCTTGCCACTCTCGTGAAGCTCTCGCTCCTGATGGGTTCATCTTCTCTTTGGTATTCAGTGCGAAGTGTGTCACTTGCATCTCCTCGTGTTGTGATTGTTTGATAATTGTATCAGCGGGGTAAGACACTTTGTGTGTCTCACCCCGCTTGATTAGCAGGACCGCTCGGTCTGAGTCATGCCCGAGTGTGCGTCACGCCCGCTTGTGTGCTGACGAGGAATGAAGTGTGCGTCGAACACCGGGCGAGTTACGTTACCCATTGCGCAGAACATGTCCAACAGGTATGGGGCCATTTGCTGTGGACACCAGTTGGTGCTTCCATTCAGCTCAGGAATTGTGGTTGGTGTGATGCTGTTGATGTACTGCGTCTCGTTCATGTACTTATTATAGCATGACAAACTACAGATGCAAGTCAATATCAAACAAATAACAAGATTTCTTGGATTTCTTTTCCACTACCTCATCATCTGCTCAACCACATCCACAGGAGGAAACCCCCGAGACAACCACCCACACACAACCACCTCACACGACGGACGCACCACCAACGCAACCACCCCAGCCCGAGTGAGATCATCCAACCACTCCGCCTGCTCAACCGAAACCTTCCCCAACTCCTTCTTCAACTCCAGACACGCAAACCCAAAACGAGGATGCACCAACGCAAGATCAGGAAAACCCTTCGCATCAGCATCCCCAACAAACACACCCGGCTTCACCTGACGACGAGAATCATGGAAGTGAGCAACCCTCCACCCATACAACCGGGCAAACGCCATCACACGCCCCTGCAACTCCTTCTCAGACACACGACGAAACGCCTGCTCCTCAACCGTCAACCGTGCGCTCACAACGGAACCCCAACATTCCTATTTTCCAACATCTCCCACACCTGCTCCTCAGTGAACCCAACATTCCACAAACCGGCGACCTTGCCCAGCGGTAAGCCGTCTACGCCGAATAAGGAAATGGTACTCATAGCGAGAATCATCCCGTGGCCTTCCTGTGCCGCTTGAATCACAGCTTCTTCTACCGAGTCGGGTGCGATATGGAACCTCATACGACTGTCGCCCAAAAGAGATCCGCCTTTACCCGAACAGCAACCAGCCGACCAATCAACAAAGCCAATAAGCGGAAAGGGCAACGACCAGACTTCACGATCCTCGCTCCCCGCCACACAGACCAAGACCAGCCTCGTGGCCCACGGCGTTTCACATCGAACCAAACCCGGTCACCTGTCATTGCGCGCACCGAGCCGTTCCCAATCATCGTCGCCTTCACGAACAACTAATACCTGACCGAACAGGTCACGAATCAAAGCTGGTTGATCTTCAACGAAACCGTTTGACCAGTTACACGCCGGGATCAGATTGTCAGGATTTACCAAGCTTCCGCCCGCTGACCTTTTACGCCGCTCATGTAAACCTTCGATACGCCCTGAGCAGCGGACTTCAAGACCAGCGTCTTCCAACACCGGGCAGATCAGACACCCGACACCCGCTTCAGTGAGCGCAACGATACGCGGCACACGATCAGACGACATCAACTTCTGACGTTTCGATGACCTTGACTTCAACCGTGATCGCTTCACCCTGTCAGATTATCTCTCAGGATAGACGGCAACGGGTCTACGCCAACCAGTACGATCAGCATGTGGATGAAGACGAATGGCTGAACCAAGACCCCCCAAGGCTGGGCGAAGTCGCCATCGGGCATCTTGTGTCTGTCCATGATGACGGTGTGTCAACCTTCTTGTCGGTGCAGATCAGCGGGTACAACTCCGAGGGGACCACGGGCTTTCATTTCATTGTGGCCCCGGATGATGCGTTGAGTGTGGCGCAACTCTTATTGCAAGCTGTTCAGGATTCTCGTAATGCCCTGACTGAGTAAATTGAAAAGGACCGGAAGTCTGTGCTTCAGTGCGTCGTTCCTACGGAACTTCTCTGTCGCTCACTTCTCCGGTCCTTTGTAGCAAGTGGCTTGGCCGTCCGTTCCCGGTTTCATTCCCGGACTTGACCGCTTCGCTCAGGGACTTGCTACTTGTATCAAGTGGCTTGGACATCTTGAAGATTTGTCACTTTCTTGGTTCCGGTTTGGAATGTCCCGTTAGCTTTGTGGAGGTCTTGCCAATGTGTTCTGCTCACTTGCTACCCCCATTACTGTATCAGCGTTTACTACAGTGCGCAAGTCAAGAACCAAGATTGTTTAGATTTCTTTTGGACAACACTGGGCGACCTCGCCGGTTTTCTGTTTGCG